TTCTAGATTTATAATTGAAGGTGTTTCTCCAAATATAACTTTAAAAAGAATTTTTATTGCTTCATCTGTTCCTTTGGAAGCATAAAAATCTTTTGCTCTTTTTATAAAATTTCCAGCGTCAATTTGATCTACAAATTTAATACTCTCCAATCCAGGAGTGAAAGTTGATTTTAATTTTTTGTAAAATTCTTTTAAAAACAAAGAACTTAAATTTTGAACAGAAGAATTTGATTGATGTTCTGCTGCGGTTGATGTTGTAAATACTAATTCGCCATGATTTAAATCTTGATGGTAATCCGTTACTCCACTAAATCCGCGTACACATCCAATAAAACTATTGGTAGTTATTCCAGTATATGTAATAATTTCATCATCAATTTTAAGGAGTCCATATTGATTGGGAAACCCTTTCGTACTAGAGACATTAATTACAGTATCTCCACCAGTAGAAATTCCACTTAATATAGTACTATCGACAATAACTTCTGGTTTTAGATTATCTAATTTTAAATACCGATCCAAGTTATCAGTAAGATCTGTAGGACCTCCTTGATATTCTTGAGAAATATAATATTGTTTTAAAAAGTCTACCGTTTTTGGACTCTCATCCAAGATGAAACTTGGAATCTGATTATCGATCAGATCCTGTACTTTAATTCTAGATTCAAATCCAGTTTGTATCATATTACTTTCTTATTAGATTTCCGTTTGAATAGCTTGATGTATAAAAATCATTAACAAATCTGGTTCCGGATATTTCATCCCCAGAAGCAATTGCATCTCTTACAATATTTATTGTACTTTTAGGAATACTTAATGAGATGTACAGGTCTCTCAGTCCGACGACATCATTAGATTCTGGAAATGCTTGAATTTCAATAATATTATCAGAAACTGCGGTTTCTGTGATATTTACAGTACCAAGATTAATTTCTCCCTTTCCATAATCAACTGTTCCTGCAGACTTTACAATTACTCTCGTTTCTTCAGATACTTGTTTTACAATTGAAATAATTCCTGTTTTTAAATCTGCATTAGGAACATCTGTCAAATAAACAGTATCTACTTCTCCCGAAATTTTAAATCCTGTAGATTTAATATTATTTCCTTGAGGTTTTACATTAAATCGATTTCCGAAACACAATTCATACTGAGCAAATTGATTAATTACTGCCTTTAAATCTCTACGAATAATGACTTTTGTAATATTTGATGTAATCGCAGTATCTGTAGTATCAATAACTTGCTGTATTTTACTATATCTAAATCTTCCTCCAAATCTATTTAAATCTAAAGATTCTGAATATTTCTGCAAAGAATTTATGACAGAAGTTTTTAATGAATCCGCACTTGATACTTGCGAATAATTGTAATAAACAGAACTATTAAGTTCAACATAGAGAATCTTAAGATCTGTTATTTTTTGATTTATTCCAGATACTGTAAATTGTTTTAACTTTGATAAAATTTGTGTTTTATTAAAATCTGAAACAAATGATCCATTTTTTGGTTTAATGCTGATTTGAACTGTACCAAACTGGGGAGGATCCATTTCCTCTCCACCCACAATAGAAACGGATTCTGTATCAGGATATATTGTTTTTATGATTGCTTCATAGTCTCTTGACGTAACTGCCCTATATTGAGACGAATATAATCTTGGAGCATAATATTTAATCGAATCTATCGGTTCGATATCTCCACCATTAATTGATGATTGATCTGTAGTAATCGTGACAGTTCCTGGATCGATAATCTCACTAGATGCACTCTCCAATGTTCCAGAGAATGAAAAACTAGAAGCACCATTGCCATCTCTACCATCAGTAATAATATAGTTGGCAGTAATTATCGTCCCATCAGAACCAACTGCATCACCGAGTTTTTTACCAATCAGTCCATCACCAAATCTTAATTCATATCTTTCATCTTGAACTTCATTGATAAAGAAAATTCTAGAGTTTTTATCTACATCAAAAATATTTTCTGAAAGGAAGTATTCGATACCAAGTCTATTTTGTTCTGTTTTTTTAATGTATACCTTAAGTGTCGATGTATCAATAAAAGAATTATTCAGAACAAATCTTTGATCCAAAGAACCATCATACTGAAATTGTTTGGTTAAGAATATTCCTTGGTAAACAATGAGGTTATTAAAAGATGCTATACCATCCACAACGTTTGCTGTAACGTCCTCTGGAATGGCAAAGGTATACGTAGTGTCATTAGTACTCCCTACACACACTATACCCGCCTTCAGGGTCAATGTGGGAGTTGTTGAAGTATTATCACCATCTACTGGTGCTGTTACATTAAATGATATTTGTGCCTTAGATGCGGTTCTGGAACGAGGTACATATCCAATATTACCTGCCAGAGAAACTACATTCTCTCGAAGAGTTGCCGAATCCAGAAAGGATTCATTCACAACCATATTCGAATTGAATGCAGTAATGTAAGTATTATATGCTAACGTATCAATTAAAACTGAAAAGTTTGATCCTTCAAAGTCAAAGTCCGTGAATGTAGAGTTAGCACGGAGATAATCTTTGATAGAAGTTTTTATCTGATCAAAATCTAAATTTGTATATTTTGTAAAAGGCATTTTATCTGGTTGCCTCTAAGAGGAATGAATATTCTTGTGTCGGAAACTCTTGACCAATAATATCAAATATAACTGTTACGTTAAATGTGTTTTCGTCTGCTATTGGATCTACCTGAACGATCAAATTTTCGACTCTATCTTCAAAATTATTAATTGCAATTTCAATTTGATCCTGAATCACTGATGCAGTACCAAAATCAACGAACTCAAATAGACTTCTTCTTACATCAGAACCCAACAAAGAGTTAAAAAATCTCTCTGTTGGGATAGTTTCTACTATATTTCTTACGGAACGACGAATTGCGTTCTCATTTTTTAAAACAGGAAGGTCTTTTGTCACAGGATGGGGCTCAAAAGATAAACTAATGTCCTTAAATGCCCGTGATATCCTCTGAATTGCCATTGTTAAAGAGTTTTCTTAATTATATTTATACTCTATTCCTGAAGATTTCTTTGTCCTTCCTTCAAATCATCATGCATAATCTCTTGAAGCACTCTTTCTTCTGGATCATTCGTTTTTTTAGGTAATGACCAGTAATCTGTGGTCAAACTTGTTGTTCCCCACACTTCTTTCATGTAACTTGTACTTCTGTCAACTGGTGAATTGCCCATTTTGCTCCTGATTGGTAAAATCAGAACTTTTTGAGGGGTTACTATCCCTATTTTTATTTATTTTATCGATTACAAATCCTTTTCTATGGAAACTGGGACATTCTATAAAAATTTCATTGTCTTTTAACTTTATATTATTGTCCCAAACAGGAATTGCATATGTATTTCCCCAAAAAAAGTTTGGATTTCTTCTAAAATGCACCTCTATCAAGTTTCCACCTATCATTTCAATGTTAATCCACTCATAATTTCCTTTTAATGTCTTTAAAATTTCTGGAAAAGGTATTATCTGATCAATTTTTTCCCACTTGTCCCATTTATAGAGAGTTGAATTGTTTTTTGTACCCTTAACACATATGAATTGCTTTCCAAAATGATAGTCAATTGATAAATGATCACCTTCAAATACTTCACACCAAAAATGACCCGGAGGAAAGTTGTCTGTACTATCAGTGATCCAAGTAATTTCAGTGTTTCTACCCATTCCCAGAAGGTTTGTGATGGGTCTAACAACATAATAACCAGGATTTGGTACAGGTTCTCCCACCGGACCACATGTATACCCCAATCGACGTGAAAGAATTAGTTTATCATAGAACCACAAGTCTTCATCATGAAATAAAAACCAATCCTCATCATCTTCCCATTGAGGTAACTCAGTCATTTTTCTTTTCGTCTTGGTTTTCCCAGAAATATTCGTCAGTATCTCCCAGTCTTCCCCACTTAAGTCCAACTTCTGTTCTATAAAATTTAGTAGAAATTTTAAAGTCTGGCACTTTAGGATTTTCTGGTGTTCTTGATGGACTGAAGAGTCTCATTCTATTGTTTGGATACAATGCAAATTGACCATTTTCTAATAAAATGCAGTTGTGTGACTTGTGCTCTTCAGGCATTTCACTGGTTCCGCAATCAATTTTATCATTATATGGATGATAGTTATCAAGACTGAATAGATATTCGCCTTTTAAGATCCCAAAGTCACGAGTTCGTGCTTCAAAATCTAATTCTCCAATATGTTGCTTCTTAACACATACTACACCATAACTCATACAATCCCAGAATTGAAGATTCGTAATATCTAAATCTGGAGTTGGAGTTTCCGGTCTTCCACAAAAAGCAGTGATTGGTAATTTGTCAAATAAAGCACCATATTCTGGTAAATAAGTCTCAAAATAAAAAGAACGTCCGGGTAATGACTTAGCAGTTACCCAAATTCCTTCGACAAATTCACC